TTTATTAAGTAATGTTGTGTGATCCCGAAGAAAACATTAAGTTTCTAGATAGTAGTGCATCCAAGTGTTATGATTAGAACACAGAGGGAAACAGTATGACTCTTTCTAAAACGGGAACAGAACTCTTGTCAAAAGAGGAATGGCACGAGTTGCTTGCACTCAAAGAAGCGATTACATATCAACCACATACAGTATCCCCCGAAAAGATGGAGAAGTTCACAGAATTGATGGTTAGAAGTTTATTAGGCAAAGGAGACGGGCCTGTTCGATAATGGTTAAAAAACTTGATAGTGGAAAACTGATGTATTCATCAGGTAATAATGATGAATGTTATACTCCAGATTATGGTGTTACGCCTATTCTAAAATATATTCCTAAAGATGCTAAAGTTTGGTGCCCATTTGATACCAAAGAGAGTGAGTTTGTTAAACAAATTGGCAAACAAAACTTAGTCATTTCAACACACATTTCAACTGGGCAAGACTTTTTAACGTATGATCCAAACTTTGAATGGGATGTGATTGTGTCCAATCCACCATTCACAAACAAACGTAAGTTCTTCGAGAGAGCGTTATCATTTGAGAAGCCATTTGCACTGATTATGTCCAATACTTGGTTGAATGATAGTGCTCCCAAACAATTATTCAAGGATAAGGATCTTCAACTGTTGATGTTTGATAAGAGAATGAAGTTCACACATCCTGATGGTAGAGATAACAATAAGATTACGTTCAGTTCCAGTTACTATTGTTGGAACTTTCTGCCAAAACAGATCATAATGGAGAAACTGACTGTACCAGCCAAGAAAGTGTCACAAGCCCCCTCCAAGTGACCAGGAGGATGCCCTATACTAACGGAGTGGTTGAGGAAACCACGTTCACTTGATTCTTTTTACTATGTACGGTGTTCGCCCTGCTCGTTATACCATCGAAGAACTGACTGCACAGGCTGCTAATGCAATTCGTAACCTGCCTGATGCTGCTCCCAGCCCCTTCGTTTGGTCTCCTGAAGTTCGTCGTTATGTGACGAATCCTGAGTTTGTTACCTTCAAGAACGGTCAGTTTCAACAAGTCTGATTCCACATTTCCTGCATTAAACTCTCCACTTTTCCTGCAATGGCTACTCGTTCTCGCATTGGTATCGAACTTTCTGATGGTTCTGTGCTCTCTGCCTACCATCATTGGGATGGTTATCCCGAATGGCTTGGTCGTATTCTGACTACTCATTACAACGCCAGGTCTCTTGCTGAAGAGCTGATTGATGGTGGTGATATGTCTTGTGCCTGGACTGATGAACGTTGGGATGATAGTGGTGTGAAGGGTGTTTATGGCCCCCAATACTACTCTGCCCGTGGTGATCGTGATGCTTCTCCTCGTCTCGATTCCAACCTGAATGAGTATCTTTCCAATAGTGAAGAATACTCTTACATCTTCACCAAAGAAGGTGAATGGGTTTGTTACACTAACGATCATCGCTTTCCTGACGTGGTGAAGACGGTTGACATTCCTTCGGGTGCTCTTGCTGTTTGACAACGGCACCCTTTTGTTCTAGAATACAAACAAGTTCATTTCCCATTCAATGACCGAAACGACTATGAATCTCAACGTTCACGAAATTGGTGTTTTGCTTTCTGCACTTCAACTTCTTGATCTTTCTTCTGAGAATCGTATTGCCAAAGAGTATGGAAGTGTGCCGGCACTGTATAACAAACTCTACAGTGTTTGGGAACAGATGGACAGTTCTCAAACTGGGCTGCGGAACGACGTGGTTCCGTCTTTTTGACCTATACTGTATTTGTTGAGACAAAATTGATGAAGTATCTCTACGTTGTTGACTACTGGGTTCCATTTCCCACGTCGGAGTATGGTGGTGTGATCAATGTGATCGCATCCAATTACATCGAGTGTCACGATCTTCTCCGTGATTGGAGAGATGAATACGTGAGTAAATACGATTCCAACATTATGGAATCTGTCAACAAAGCTCAAGTCTATCAACTTGCATCCGATGAAACTTCCGAAGTCATTTCCTCATTCACCACCTGAAGGTTATAGTTATGTTGTGGAAAAGTTTGATGCCAAGCATCTTCGCATTAGTTTGCATCATCATCGCACATATGACTATAACAATGGTCAACAAGTCTACACCGTCTGGGGATTCTACAACCCCAAGACAGACAACTATCATAGCCCTGTAAATGCGAAGAAAGTTGGTAAAGTGGTTGACATCTCATCCACTCGCAACTATACTGCAATGCCGATCAAACAAACCCCGTTGGAGTCAGCTTTCGATGATTGATAAAGAGAATATGCACTATCAGTGTATCGAACACATTGAGGACTTCTACATCGAACGGATGGAGTATCTTGTGGAACAAGAACAGTTCGATGATTCTCATTCTCTCTTTACCGAGTTTGTTGTCGATTCGGAAGAGCCTGATGAGTGGATCTTTATTGAAAACATTTCCGAACAGATTCAATGACATATGAACCACAAGTTGATGATTATGTTAAGTGGTCAAAAGATGTAGAAGGTTGGGTGTATTTCAAAGATACGGAATACATCACAATCGAAGTATCTGTAAGACCCAAAAATAATGAAAACTATCGAGCCTGTTCACTGCATCGTAATGAACGGCTCTTGGTTCTCTGCTTTAGAAATCAGTGGGATGAATTAGAATATGTGAAGAGACGTGAGTTTCAGAACACTGTTTCTAAATAATAGAAAAGTTAAAACAATAAATGAAAAGTTGTAAGGAGTTTTTTGCTGAGGCGGAAACATTTAATCGCAGACAACTTGAAAAACAAATGAACCGTGGGCTGAAACCAACTGAGTTTATGTTAGGCCCTGGTCAACAAGGTAAAGGATCACACGTTACTCATACAGTTCTTAGCCCTAAAGGTGCTGAGGTTCAAGTTACTGATCCTACCACAAAGAGACCAATGGTTGTTGGTGGAACAACAAAGTCTAGAGGTCAATACACTCCATCTGCACTTGCGAAAGCAACAAACTTCAACACATTTATGAAGAATATGCAGACTGCGATTGGAGATGTGCAAAAGACTGCAGACAAGATTCCAGGCATTGAGAATCTAAAACAGTTTCAACAGACGATGGATGCTTCTAGACAATTTAGAAAGACCAATCTGTTGCCTTCTCGATCAAATGTGGGTCAAATTGGTGCAAATGTTCTGCGTTCAATTCAAGCTGCTGCACCAAAAGCTGCACCTAAACCAACAACATCATACTCAAATCTTGTTCGCAATCTGCCTGCTGATGAAAAAGTACGATTAGGAAATAAAACTCCATCAAAAATTACTGGAAGAACATTCACTCCTGGATCTGGCTATCGTACTGATCGTGGTGTGGGATTGGCTGATTCTTATGTTCCAGAGCAAATGACTGCTCCTAAGTTACAAGGTGTTGGGCTTGATCTTCGTTCAACAAAAGAGAAACAAAAAGAAATCAAAATCGAAGCAGATTTGTTGCCATTCAATCCAGAAATCGGTGATCGTTATAAGACCTCACAAGTAACACCAGGGCAAGTACGTCTACCAAATGCTCCAGATCAATCCTTTATTGATACAAGAACACCAGGGCAGAAGTTAAGAGACTTACAACAAAATGTCAAGTATTATGGAGGTTATCCACCTAAGGGGCCAAAATGAGTCTAACTGTTGCCATTCTGATTTATCTTGGTATGATAACCGGTGTGTCATCAATTATGACATACTATTTTCGTGTAATGAGACCCAGAGAAGAGAAAGAGTTTGCTGGTAATTATGAAGGCCCATTATACGCTCCACATCCTGATCTAGTGAAAAAAACTGAATGTGATGAAACCTAATTTTCGTAAAGTATTAGAAATGGCCCTTGAAGAAGGAGTGCGTTTCGGTTATAATAGGGCCCATAAACACGTAGAGAATCCACATCAAGATGCTGTGGTTGATTGTGTCGTTGAGGGTGCAATGAACTCTCTGTATGAATGGTTTGACTTTGAGGAAAATTATGATCAATAAACTTCTTTTGGCTGTAGTGTTGATGACTTCACCTGCATTTGCACAAACCACACCCAAACCACCTAAAACATACAAACCATTTGTGTATGAAACTCCGTGTATCTTGGAGACTGGTCTTCAAACCTATGAAGATACCTGCAAAGTTGTAGAAACTCGTGAGACTGGTGGTGCTCTTCGTACTCGTAACATTTTCTCCAATAAGTGGAAACTGACAATCAAAGGTCGATTTGATAAAACTCAAGGCTATGTTACTTGGGATTCTCATAATAAATATGAATACAAGTGGGATTATAAAGTTGGTGGAGCAGGGTGGACTTATGTGATGCCTGGTGTTCTCCTTCAAAACGTATCTTGGGACTGATCAATGAACCTGATTCAATTCAAACATCGTTATGACTTTGGGCACGAAGTATATGTCCAGATTCTAAATATCAAACGTAAAAGTTTGCTTCAAGTCTCTGTAAGTTGGAATGATGAACCATCTTATCCTTATCTTCAGATCACTTCAGGTAGTGGAACTGTTCTGGGTATTCTGTTTTGGGCTTATAAGTTCGGGTTTGATATTGATGTGTTTTCGAGAACTTGGAACTGGGATTATTTGGACAAGGTAGATGGCGAAGAAACTGAACTGGTTTGAGTATTATTTCGGGCATTGTTTCCAGACTGGTTGGAGAGAGATCTGGAACAACTTCAAGATGTGGAGAGACCTCATCAGTGGAAACTATGCGAACTATGCTCTACTGAAAGATGATGATCCTTATGAAGAATGTTATCAATGGTTCTGGTGTTGTATCAACCTGGATGAAACATATCCCAAAGAGTTTCTTGAGTATTTGATGCAAATGGTAGAGGATGTTGATACTGGTAAAGTAAGAACATACTCTATGGATGAAGTGATGGAAAGAGTGAAAGACACTTTAGAAACTGACCACTCTGAGGATGATTGTGGTTCTGAAGATGTATAATGGCCATATTGAAACAGACCTATGACTCTCAAAGAGAAGAAATCATTACTCAAAACACTTGAGACTGCCTATAATACTTGTTTTGATTGTGGAGACAAGTATGGTGTGTATTCTGTAGGTTGTTCCTCAATTTATGAAGGAAAGTGTAATGTATGTGGAGAAACCAAACGTATCACTGAGGCCCGTGACTTTGCTTACTTTATTACTGGTATTCGCAAATTGAAACTTGAGATTCAAAATGAGAAGAGTAACCGTAAAACCCAAAAGCAGCAAAGCCAAGAACCGTCTTGTTAACACAATGGAAGGCAATCCTGTCTGTATTGTAGAACAAGATACTGGTGGTGAATTGTTCCTTGCTTCTGAAAACCGCAAATACTTTTTCTGGGTAAGCACACGAACTGGTGCTAATCGTTTCGGTGACAAATCTGACGCACATTGGGAGGTACTATGAAACCTAAGTTCCGAGTTATTTTAGAACAAGCAATTGAAGAAGGTGTGCGTCGTGGTTATTCACGGGCACACAAACATGTAGAGAATCCTACTGAAGGTGCTATTATTGAGAACATCGAAGATGCTGTAATGTCTTCAATCTACGAATACTTTACATTTGATGAGAGTGAATACCAATGACTGAAGAATACGGGCACATTCCTGATGGATTTTATCTAGAAGAACTGATGAGAAACCAAGAACCATACCCCGATGAAATGTTTGAGGAAGCCGAACGTCGTGAGAAACTGAATGCTGGTTTCAAACAAGATGTTGATGGTAATTGGTATCGTCCTGAACTCAAAGAACTCACCAGAAATGAGAGAATTGAACTTGCCGAAAAGGAGATTGCTTACATTGTGATGGGTGGGCAAGATGGACGAGAGTATGCTAACTCGATTGCTTTTATTCTTCAAGTATTGGATAGTTTGAGAGATGAGTAGAACTGAAAATCCAGACGAAATCGTGCTGGAAGAGGTGGAAATGTTTCACCTGGAAAGTATGAACGAACGGAGTTTGTGGGTGGGCATTTACACACAAGACAAAAAGATTTACCACTTGAATATTCACGCTGATGGTGATAAACTGAGATACTACTGGAGCGATGAAACGCTATGACCCAACTAACACAAGAACAAAGACAAACAATTGAAGACGCACTCAATTCTCTTCCACAACCTGTGAGAAAGGGAATGTATGCTACTATGGAAGGAATTGAAGAACAACTTGCTCGTGGTGATAAAATCATTTTCTATATGAAACCACATAATGTTCCTGGTGGTTTTTCTATTGATAAAATGAGTGTTGGTGATGAAACGCCGTGAGATTTGAAGAACCAACAAAATGGGAACTTTTTCTTGATGGGTTTCACGATTTTTGGTACGCTTGGGATTGTTATGTCTCTAGTGACTATCGTGAGTTCTGGGAAGCACTTTCTTCTGGATGGTATGATGATTACATCTATCCTTATGATGATATTTTCTATGGACACATTCCTTCAAAAGAACGCAAATTGAGATTGAGACAAGAACCAGAAAGGATTATTGTATCCGCAGAAGCATATGATGAACTTGTGCGACGAATCAATGAACCACAAGACCCTGCTGTGGTGGAAAGAATTAAAGAACTGATGAACCGCAAAGCACCTTGGGATGATGAATGATGAAAAATGCTATTCTAATTTTTACTGGTTTCGCGTTGCTTGCATTTGGTATCAACTTTGCTGGGAATTGGTTAGAAATGCAACCAACTCTAATAGACAGAAAGTTTGTGGTTGTTGATACTTATGAGGGTTGTG